GGTTCGGCAGGACAAGGTTTAGTAACTAATTCTGGGGGTTCTACTGCCTGGGTAAATGGTCCAAGAACGTTATTAGACACATTAACAGCTTCAGGATCAGCATCAATATCCACAACAAATTTGGCTGGTTACAGATATATAGAAATATTGTATAGTAACATTGTCCCTGTCACAATTAACACAATATTAGAATTAAGATGGTATAGTAGCGGCGCCTATCAAACAACAGGTTATCAAAATTATTTAGCTATCTTTAATTCTGGTGGTTCTGCTGCTTATGTTCCAACAACATATGTAGATTTGAGTGGTGGTGGTAGAGTATCAAACGTAGCAGGTAATGGTCATCAAGGAAGAATATTATTGTTAAATGCCAATCAATCAACTGGATATAAACAGTATCTTGTTGATACTGCTGGTTGGGACGGAGCTGGTGTTTATACCAGATGTTTTGGAGGCGGAACTTTAAATGTTACAGCAGCTATTACAGGATTTCAAATGTTTATGTCTTCTGGTAACATTTCAACTGGAGTTGCACAAGTTTGGGGTTGGAACTAATGAAAAATTATATAGCAAGAAATGGCACAGATGCGGTCGTCCAAGAATGGGACAATGCCATAATAGGACCAGAGAATACAGAACTATGGGCAGATTATCAAGCGTGGTTAGCAGAAGGAAATACACCAACACCTCCTCCACCCAACTTGCTTCCTGTTCCTCAAATTATTAGTGATCGTCAGTTTTTTCAGCAAGCGGCTATTGACGGTATTATAACTCAACAAGAGGCACTTGATGCAGTAAAAACAGGAACAATTCCTGCTATGTTACAGAACATCGTAGATTCTATTTCTGATTCAATGGATAAGTTTAATGCTCAAATGTTGTTGTCAGGAGCAACTGTATTTGAAAGAAATCATCCTTTGGTTGCTACTATTGAAAATTCATTAAACTGGAATAGCGAGCAAGTTGATCAATTTTTTAGAAATGCTTCGAAGTTATAAGGAATAAACTATGTCTACTCTTAAAGCAATAAACTTAGTTCATCCATCTAGCGCCAATAACAATATAGTTTTGGCGGCGAATGGTAGTACCACAGTTGCTGGCTCTATAGCCGATAGTAAGGGTGACGTTAGAGACCTTCCATTAAATGCCCAATCTTCACCTTATGCACTTGTTTCATCAGATGCAGGAAAAGTTGTTTCTACTACAGCAAACATATTTGTGGCCAGTTCTATATTCACACCAGGTCAGGCCGTATCTGTTTTTAACAGTTCTTCGACCACGATTAGTATTATTGCCAATACTAATGTTTTATTCCGACTAGCAGGACAAGCAAACAGTTCTAACAGGCTATTAGCACAAAATGGTGTAGCAACTATCATCTGCTTTGCAGCTAACAATTTCGTATTGTCAGGGGCAGGCCTAACATGACAATACTGCAGGTTTTAGCTGCGTCAGGTGGTAGATCATTTTCAGCTACTGGTGGAACTATAACAACCTCAGCTGGTTATACATATCACACTTTTACAGGCACCGATACATTTACGGTTGTCTATGGTACAACTACCGTAGAATATCTTATTGTTGCGGGTGGTGGAGGAAGTGGTGGCGGATCTGAACGAACAGGTGGTGCCGGTGGTGCAGGAGGTATGTTAACAGGATCAACAACTGTTAGCACAGGTTCTTATGCCATAAGCGTTGGAGGAGGTGGAGCGGCCAATTCTAATGGAACAGCTACTACAGCACTTAGTTTAACCGCTATAGCAGGTGGTCGAGGTGGTTTTTGGGGTGGCAGTGCCTCTGTTAGACCTGCCGAAGGTGGTTCAGGAGGCGGTGGATGGCATGGTTCAAATCAAACAGGAGCACCGGGAACTTCAGGTCAGGGTAATGCTGGTGGTACAGGTTATGATGGCGGCGCCACAGCTATATATGCGGCCGGTGGAGGTGGTGGTAAGGGTGCTGTGGGTAATAACGCATCATCAGTCACAACAAGTCGTGCTGGTGACGGCGGCGCCGGTGCAGAATGGCCTACAGGCAGCGGAACTTTTTATGCTGGAGGCGGTGGCGGCGGAGTGCAGAGATCGACAAGTTTTCCTAGTTATGTTGCAGGAAATGGCGGAATCGGAGGCGGCGGAAATGGTGGATATGGAACCGCTACCACTACTGTTTTGGCTCCCACAGCAGGACAAACTAATAAAGGTGGAGGTGGCGGAGGAGGTCACAATGCAGCGTATGGAGCTGGAGGACTTTCACAAACAGCAGCGGGTGGTTCAGGTGTAGTGATTATAAGGTATCTATCGTAATGGCACACTTTGCAGAACTAGATGAAAACAACATTGTTATTAAAGTTCTTGCCGTAAATAACGAAAAGATCATTGATGAAAACGGCAATGAAGTGGAACAAAAAGGTATAGACTTTTTAAAAGGTATGTTTGGTGAAGAAACCAAATGGATTCAAACAAGCTATAATGGTAACTTCAGAAATAAATATGCTGGTATTGGAGATTCGTATGATCAGGTGAACGATGTTTTTGTATCTGACTCAATTTAATATTATAAATATAACGAAGTTTTAAACGAATGGATATCAAAAGGTAACCTATTATGTCTTTAAATAAGCCTGCTAATAAAGAAGAACTTAAAGATTTCTGTCTAAGACAGTTGGGTTACCCTGTCATTCAAATCAATGTGGATAACGAACAGGTAAACGATGCTGTTGAACTTGCTTTTGAGTTTTGGAATGAGTTTCATTTCAACGGTACCGAACGAACATATGTCAAGCATCAGGTAACAAGCAACGATAAAGTAAATCGTTATATCACAGTTTCCGATTCGCTGATTGGTGCTACCAGAGTGTTCAAGGTGGGTCAAAACAAGATGGCCATGAACATGTTCGATCTTCGCTATCAGTTGCGTCTAAACGATCTATGGGATCTATCATCTACATCCTACGTTAACTATTCATTGACGATGCAGCATCTCCAGACGCTTGATCTAATCTTTACAGGCGAGACTCCAATTCGTTTCAATAGACTTACCGATAAACTCTATATTGATTGGGACTGGGATTCAGATATTGCCGAATCGGAGTGGATCGTGGTTGAAGGTTTTGTTATAACCGATCCATCAACATATACACAAGTTTGGAATGATCGTATGTTGAAGAAACTAACCACATCATACATCAAGCGCCAGTGGGGACAGAATATGTCCAAGTATGATAAGATGCAGCTACCAGGCGGAGTTACTATGCGTGGTGCTGATATCTATGCCGAAGCGATGACTGAAATAGCACAGATCGAAGAACAAATTCGCAATACATACGAAGCACCTCCAGGATTTCTCGTCGGATGATTCATAAGCATCATATAATACCAAGACACATGGGAGGCTAACATTCCTGTTTCCGGTTATTTCAATAACTTTTCTTCGCAAGATAGAATGAACAATGAGTATAGACTCATGGAGGATGTTATTGTCGAATCAATTCAAATCATGGGTCATAACATCTATTACATTCCAAGAGAGTCATTTGATTCTGGTGATATGATCTTTGGAGAATACAGTAAATCAAAGTTTGATAAAGCATATCTCATTGAGGCATATATCGGTAACATAAGTGGCTTCGAAGGTGATAACGACTTTTTCTCCAAGTTTGGTCTAGAGATTAGAGAAACATCCAATCTAATCATATCTCGCCGAGCATTCAAAAAGATTATGCCTACTACACTAAGAGAGCGTCCACAAGAGGGCGATTTGCTTTATATTCCTGTTCTCAAAAGTTTGATTGAAATCAAGTTCGTTGAGCAGGAACTTATGTTTCATTCACTAGGCAATAAACTTCCTTATGTGTATGAAATGCGTTGCGAGGCATTCCGTTACAGCCAAGAAGAAATCGATACTGGTATTGAGGACATTGATGGAGTGGCCGAAGAGGCTGCATACACAACTAAGATTCAACTTAATACAACTTCAATATCACCATCTTTCTTGAACTATCAGGATGGTGAGATAGTATATCAATCAACCGATGGAACCTGGGCGAACAACTACGCTTCGGCCACTGTTAAGGAATGGTATAAAGCAAACGGCGCTCTATTCATTTACAACATCGAAGGACAGTTTAGAGCAAATGCTAATGTGTATGGCAATACGACCAACACAATCTATCGCTCAACATCATATGATGATAGAACAGACTTTAATGTATATGACGATTACGACAATCAGGAACTAAAACTAGAGTCCGATGCCTTCCTTGATTTGTCAGAAACAAACCCATTTGGAACACCATAAATGTTAGATAATAGTCATTTTTATCACCAACTAACAAGAAAAGCGGTCGTTCTATTTGGTCGTTTGTTTGATGACATTACAATCATTCGTAAGAATACACAGACTGGAAAAGAAACAAGTCGTTTTCTAGTTCCTATCATCTATTCACCAAAAGAGAAGATGATCACCAGACTGTTTTCTGATCCTGATTTGATGAAAAGCGTTGGTATGATTTTGCCACGTATGTCGTTTGAGATTACAGGAATCTCTTATGATGCTACCAGAAAGCAAAACTCACTACTAAGAGCGGCGAAGTCTAATACATCCACACACGTTACTGCAAGTTATATGGGTGTGCCATATGATATCACATTTGCGCTAAACATATATGCTCGCAACATTGACGATGGTACACATATTGTAGAACAGATTTTACCATTCTTCAATCCAGACTTCACAGTTACAACCAATATGATTCCTGATCTAGGAGCATTGAAAGATATTCCTGTTATACTTAACGGCGTTTCAAATGATATCCAATATGAAGGAGATTTTGACTCGGTAAGATATGTTAACTGGACCCTTACATTCACAATGAAGATGCATTACTATGGTCCAATTTCATATCCAAAGATCATTCGCACAGTATATGCAAACATCTACAACGATCCTTCACTTCAATCTGGATATATTACTAGACTTAATGTTGTAAATGCCAACGGAATCTTCAAAGCAGAAGATTTTGTTTATACAGGCAATAGCTATAAGACAGCAAACGCATATGGTATTGTTGTAAATTATAATGCTAATACCGGCAAACTTATTCTAGGCGCTACACAGGGTCAGTTCAAGGTAAATAATACCATACATGCGGTATCAACTAATGGTGTGTGTCAGATTCAATCTTTTGAAGTTAATCCTTTATTGTTGTCAGAGATAAAGATAGAACCTGATCCTATAACAGCGGAACCTGGTGACGATTATGGGTATGATGTTACTATTACAGAATGGCCTGACACAGAAACATAAATAGATATAAACATTCCACAGAGTAGGTATAATGGCAGAGTTTTCTAAAGAAACAATCAATATTGGCACTGGTTCCAACTCAGGAACTGGTGATACCATGCGTGTATCATTCATCAAAACAAACAATAACTTTACGGAACTGTATAATCATACAGCAAATCTTAGTGCTAATGTTGAAACGCTCCAAACAGATTTGGAACAGTATGCTGGCGATCTACTAACACTCGGTGGTGCAGCATTCGATCAGGCAAATCTTGCTTTTGACTCTTCCAACAATCTCATTCTTGTTTCACAAACTGCCATTCGTATTGCTAACGGAGCAGCTAATACAGCAAATGCTGCTGGTATTATTGCAAACTCTGCCTACAACTTTGCTAACGCCAGTTTCCTTAATAGTGCAAACGCTCACACAAAGGCCAATGGCGCATTTCTAGTAGCTAACGCTGCCTATACCAAAGCTAATACTATTGATTCAGTAGATGCAGATTTGCAGGCTGCTAAATCAAAATATGATAGAGCATATACTAAAGCAAACGACTCCTATGATTTGTCATCTTCCACATATGTTTTTGCTCAGGGCGTAGCAGTTAATGCCGAGGCAGCATTCACTAGAACAAACACAGTATATCAGTATTTAAACTCATCATTTAGTAAAATCAACTCGGCTTATAC